GACAATCAAGGTGATGCTGACTATGGAACGGTGTGCGTAGAACTTTACGATGACTATAAGCAACGCATCGCATCAATAAATGACAGATACTTAAATGTGCCTGAACCTCGGTTTTAAAAAGGAAACATCACAATGATATGAATTACACTGACGAACAAGCCGAAGCTATGTACCTTGATTGGTTCAACAACTTCCTTTCATGCGATGCATGGAGACAACACTACCAACTAGGTATGGCTGAAGGAGAAAACATTCTCGATAGAGGCAGAGCATTAAACCACAAAAGACATGAGCAAACGTAAACGAAAAACACAATCAGGGATCGCATCATTCAGTATGCACGATCTCGCAGAACTAATTACTAAACCAATTCAAAATGATAAAGAAAGAACGAATAGAACAAATAAGCAACGCACTAAATGAATCAGGTGCGTATAAGAAACTTGAATACTTCCTTGTGTATGAGGATGAAACGAATGACTTCTTGCTTACAGACATGGAGAATTTTGCATACGACCTCGAAGAATTTATAGAGGGATGGGCAAGTAATAAATAAAACCAAAACAAAATGAGTTACACGACACAAGAACAGATGGAACAATACATAGATAACTTCTATGAGTGCGACACTGAAACATTCATCAGTGAATTCGAATGGCTAGTACGTGCAGTGATATCGGATCCGACACACGCTAGAGAAAGCCTTATTGACGCAATTAAATCACATACAAAATGACCGATAAAAAATACCCATTCAACGAAGGCGATGATTACTGGTACGAATGTGACGGCATGATACTATATGGTGGATGCTGGGATGATATATCAGAAGAACTTCACGACCAAAATCCTAACAGAGAATACTTTTCAGACGATGAGATATTAGATGTAGCAAGAGCAAACGGAATTAAATATAAATAATGAAAGACAATAAACTAATAGCAGAATTTATGGGGTATGTAACTCATTACCCTGCTTATCAAGAGTGTCTGCAATTTAAAGATGAGAATGGTTTTTGGAATGATGCAGATGTATTCGAAACCTCATGGGATTGGTTGATGCCCGTAGTACAGAAATGTAGATTAGATGGTCAAAATTTAGTCGGGATAGATAATTGGAGTGAAATAGGATCGGCGTTAGATGAATGTAACCTCGATAAAACATACAAAGCAGTAGTAGAATTTATAAAAGAATATAACGACGGATGTCATCAAACTTATAACGATGAAAGACAATAAACTAATAGCAAAATTTATGGGGTTGCAGTTCTCCAAAGGAGAATACTACCGACCATTATTCAATAGTGGGGATTGGATTCCTCAAGATGAACTACAATACCACACTTCATGGGATTGGCTTATGCCCGTAGTACAGAAGTGCTTTGACACACAAGAGCCCTCAGAAGGTCAGCACTACTTTATCAACGAATCATTATTGACAATGGATATAGAAGTAGTGTACGATAGAGTAGTAGAATTTATTAAAGAGTGGCCTCATCCACCTTACACCGATTCAGAGGGAAACACATACATATAAATAAAAATGGATAAGAGAGAAGTATTATTTGAATTAGGCTGTGGTATTGAGGCTACATTGGTTTACTATGTAGTCGATTACCCTGATGGCCTAAGTATAGATATAGATTACGTGTACTATGGGCACGGAAAAAACAAGCACGAGATGTCTTTCCTACTAGACGATACACAATTCTATGACTACATGCAGGAGTTAGCTGATGAGGACTTTGAAGAACCTACATACGATGAATAAATTCACATGAAAAGACTAATAGGAGTTAAAGAGTTACGCACTCTGTTAGAATCAAATAAATCTCTTTATGAGATCATGGATGACCTGAACACTAGGGCTAGGGTGTACGCCATTGAAGAAAGTATCCAAATTCTACACAGTCATTCAGGTAGGGCTGAGAAACAACGAGCTGAGTACATTACTAAGCAATCAACTGCAAACCCACCTAGGTATGGGACTAAGCACACATATTGACGCACTGCTGGATGGTCCAGTAGTATAACATAATAAATTTTTAAAAAGTCTAGAGTGAACGCATCACTCATGATCATGTAATCCTTTTATTATGTTTACTGATAAGGGGATGGGGTAGTTATTTAGAAACTTTTGCTGAGCTTTTACACTGGCTACCCCTCCTTGAAAATTATTAACAACAGTTGCAATTAAAGTTTGTAACACATATATTTGTCAACGCTATGGGGAAAATGAAGGAAGTATTTATTAAAGACATTGAAGATTTTGGGGAGCATCGTGAACATATTGACGATGACTACCATTACCGCAAACACCTACAAAAAAAAGCTATGAAACAATTTAATAAAACACTAAAGATGCTACCGCTAGTGGCATCTATGCTACTAACTACGATATCGTACGGGCAATTCTACGGGGACTATGATTACCCTTGCTTTTGTTTATCTAACAATGGTGAGTATTCATTTACTGTTGTGTACGACGGTTTAAATATAAATGGATTTGATCTTGTAGAGGGATACGAAATTGAATGGGATGATTGGTCAATTCCTCAAGACGGTGTTATAACACAAAATGTGTATTGGAATGTTACGAGAGGTAATGACGAGTATTATTACAACGATCTATCTGAATTTGATAACAAACCTTACGTGCAAGTTGAAGCAGATGGTTGGGGATATTACAATTTTTACATGCACAATTCTGAAACAGATGAGGTAATTCGTGAAACATCACTATACCTTGATAAACCATGATAGTAGAAGAAGTAACAAGAATCACTGGCGCTACTGGTGACGAAGCATTACGCTTAGCTATAGTATACTTAGCTAAGCACAAGGACATGAGCTATTCAGCCATATCTAAAGCTGTTAATGTACACAAAGATCCTATGTTTCTGCATTGGGTAGAAGCAGATAGATCTATGGATCACATACCAGCATTTAGAACACGATATAAACTTTTAATTCAAACCCTTTAAATTTAAAACTATGGGATCATTAATCAAAGGTTCAATTAATTTGAACAAACTGCCAAAAGAAAAACTTATCAAAGGCAAAAACGGAACGTACTATGACTTCACTATTTCAGTGAACGATGAGACGGGACAATTCGGTGACAACTGCAGCATCTTCTGCTCACAAACAAAAGAAGAGCGTGATGCAAAGACACCAAAAAATTATGTAGGTAATGCAAAAGTTATCTGGACTGACGGAACTATCACTACTGCCGAAAGGCAAGAAGAGGTAGAAACAGAATCAGAAACTGCTGACTTACCATTCTAATTTATGCGGCCTTGTGCCGCACACCTCCTGTTACCCACTGGGATGGGCTCGTGTTTAATTGGTTTTCCGAGAGTGTAGGTTCGAATCCTACGCAGGAGTCTAATTTTTAATTTAATATAATATATCATGGTAGATAAACTAAGCCTTATTCAAGGCAACCTTAAGGCTCCGAAGGGGCAAATGAACAAGTTCGGTGGATACAAATACAGATCTGCTGAGGACATTTTAGAATCTGTAAAACCTTTACTATCAGAACACGGTCTGATCCTAACATTGTCAGACGAAATGGTAATGGTTGGTGACAGGGTATACGTCAAGGCTACAGCTAGGCTTACTGACGGTCAGTCTGAAGTTCAAACGACAGCTTTTGCTAGAGAAGAAGAAAGCAAAAAAGGTATGGACGGTAGCCAGGTAACAGGAGCATCGTCTAGTTATGCAAGAAAGTATGCACTCAACGGACTGTTCTGTATTGATGATACAAAAGACAGTGACGCCACAAATACAGGCGCTGGTACTCCAGCTAAAAAGAAAGCTCCTGCAAAAAGCATTTACGAAAAAAGTTTAGCTCATATCAACAACTCTAAAGACAAGGCGTCTGCAGTAAAGCTTATACTAGGCAAGTATGAATCTGAGCTTACAAAAGATCAAGTTAAAAAATTAAAGGCGTTAGGGAATCTTGCTGAAGTTATTAAGTAATGGATCTAGCACTTAAGTTATCAGAAAAATATGGGAAGGGATACCTCTCTTACTCGTCGATAAAATACGCATTAAAAGACATGCAGTTATTCGAAATGAAGATGAAGGACCAACTCAAGATAGAGAGTCCTGCTCTTTCTTTTGGTAAGCTATACGACTGTCTGCTCCTCACTCCTGAGTCGTTTAGCGATCAGTTCGTGGTCGCAGACGATACAGCTATCTGTTTAGAGATAGGTGGTAAAGCTCCACAGAGAACCAAAGCTTACTCAGAATGGAAAGATTCTTTAGCCGAGCCAGGAAAACAAATAGTTTCTGTCGAAGACAAGGTGAAGGCTGAGGAAATGATACAGAGATTACAAGAAACTGGGGTGCACGAAATATCACTACAAGGCAATGCTCAATATGAGTTTAACGACTTCATTGGGGACGTCCCTGTACGTGGATTCCTAGACATTTTGAATGACGAATACATAGCTGACTCAAAGACCACGCAGAAGTTAGATAAGTTTAAGTGGGCTGTGCGAGACTTCGGTTACGATATACAGGCGTATATCTATACAGAGGTTTTAGGGATAAAAGATTTTAGGTGGGTAGCACAAGAAAAGGCATACCCATACGCAGTAGGATTATACTTTGCTTCAGATCAAACGCTAGAGTATGGGAAGCAGAAGTTTGATACTGCTGTATCAAGGATACGTGAACACTTAGATAGTGGAGTAAAAGCAACAACATACTATGAAACATCTTACATATGAGAAAGCTAAGTAAAGTACGCAAGCCAAAGCACAAAGGATATTCTTTTGAAGCTGTTGAGCAATTGAAGAAAGAGTATGTAGATCTAGTTTTTCCTGCAGAAATGCAACAAGATATAGCTACACGTAAGCATGAGTCTGTGTTTTTACGTTACGCCTTTATCAATGCATTTAAAACATACTGTCATCAGAATGTGCTAGCACAGACATGGGACATGGCTAGAACAACGATGTATCATGTGTTTGATAAGCATGAAGACAATCTAAAGACACATCCTTTGTATAGGGTGTGTTACCAAACAGCATTAAGTCTAAAAGAAAAGAACGACTCTCAAAATGCTGACGATATATCGTGATTTATACAGCAAAGACTCTCCTAACTATATTTCTTTAGAGCAATGCTTAGACAGGGTAAAGTCTGGTAAGCAGAAAGATGCTATAGAAAAAATAAGAGGCGGAGATAAATCTTTAAAGTCAAAGCTACCTGTTGTTTTATTTAGCGGAAAGTTTAATGAACGCAAGGACTCTTCGCTAGTAAAACACAGTGGCTACATTGTCCTAGACTTCGATCACATCGATGTAGACAACAGTAAAGCTGTGCTTGCTCTAGATCCCTTTGTTAAGGCATGCTGGGTTAGTCCCTCTGGTGATGGGTTAAAAGCTGTTGTAAAGGTTACAAATTCAGAGAATCATAGAGATCATTTCAGAGCTCTTGTAGAATACTTTGATAATAAGTACAACCTAGAGGTTGATAGCACAGGTATCAATGAAAGTAGGGCGTGCTTTGAAAGCTATGATCCTGATGCTGTTATCAAGATAGAGTCAGAGCCTTTTGGGAAGATGCTCTTTGACGATATCCCTAAGACTCAGGTAGCTGAGGTAAAGGAAATATCTACAGACTACACCAAGCTACACCTTGCAGCCAGGATGATACGCAACGCTCCTGACGGAGAAAAGCACAACGTACTTCTGAAAGCTTCTATACTTATGGGCGGGTACATATCTGTGGGTAGGGTTGATGAGCTTGAAGCGTATCGTGTTTTAGAACGTGAGATAGAACTGCGTGAAGTTGACGATATGTATGTCGCTAAGAATACTATTCGTGATGGCATAGAGCGTGGTAAGATGGCGCCTATACATGAAACTATAGAAGCTGAGGAAGAGGCTCAAAGGGAGTTGTTACTATCAGATGGTGACATGTCGTTTATGAGTTCAGATGTAGAGGATCTAGACTGGATTATTAGATACAAAAACGGAGAGATTGAAAAGGGGTGTGGTACAGGTAATGTGCTATTTGATAAAAACTTTATCTACAAAAAAGAATTTGTTATGATCTCAGGCCATAGCTCTGTAGGTAAAACTACATTTATGCTGTACATGATGGTTACAATTGCAGTAAATCATGAGTGGGTGTGGGTTATTTATTCATCTGAAAATAAAACTGCTAACGTCAAGATCAAGCTTATGCAGTTTGCTTGTGGTAAGTCTCTTGATGAAATGACTGAGGGCGAGGTAAGGTATATGATGAAGTGGGTGTCGAAGCATTTTATTCTGATAGACAACACAAAGATGCTCAGCTATGCAGACTTACTTGTTTATACTGAAAAGATAACTAGGCACAGAAAGATAGATGGATTGCTTATAGATCCATACAACTCGCTAAAGGTTGCGCTTACATCGAACAAGTCAGGTTCAGCTTTTGAGTATCACTACGAAGCAGCTGGTGCATTCCTTACATTTTGCAATAGGTTAGACATAGCTGTATGGGTAAACGCACACTCGATTACAGCAGCTCAAAGGCAAAAAGGGGATGATGGGCAACCTGTTGCGCCTCTAGCCCCTGACACAGAGTACGGAGGTATGTGGGTTAACAGAGCAGACTGCTTCTTAACAATACACAGAAAGATACATCATCCAGACGTAGAAAAGCGTAGTAGGACAGAGTTTCATGTACGCAAAGTCAGAGAGCAAGAAACTGGTGGTGAGCCAACAGCAATAGACGATCCGTTCTACTTTGACTTCAATGCAAATCACGCAGGATTCACTATGACAGGTCCCTTCTCATCACTCTATCAACATATTAACATAGAAGATGTTGATAAACAGCTGGAGTTTGAACATTTTTAACATTTTTTTGTTTATATATTCCCATACGTGGGAAAGAAAGTAAAGAATAGATCTAAGGCTAAAGGCCATAGAAGAGCAGGAAACAAACTTAAAAGCGCTCTTGAGGCATACTGTTATGACAGACTCAAGGATGCTAAACTAAAGTTTGGGTATGAGACAGATGTCTTTTATTTAATGGATGGTTTTAGATACAACGGTATCTACCATAAGATGACAAAGGGTAGGGATGTTATGAGAGATAACACTCAAAAGGCTGTGCTTGGGATAAAGTACACTCCTGATTTTGTTTCCCACGATCATAAGTTTATCATCGAAACAAAAGGTTACGTGCATGGACAGCACACTTTTCCGTTGCGGTGGAAACTTTTTCTTAGGTATCTAATTGATAATCAGATGGATGACTACATGTTGTTTATCCCTAAGAATAGAAAACAAGTGGACGCAACAATCAAAATTATTCAGGATGAACTCAAAGGAACTAAGTAGATTGTACTTCGTCACCTGCGATGAGATACAATCGATAACGGCACAGCTGTACGAAGATCTACACAAAGACAATGGAGAACCAATAAACAACTGGGAAACTGTTATAGATCTAGCGCTAGACTACAGAAAGGGAGTGCTAGCAGAGATAGAGGGTATACGAACAGCATGTGAGGAATACAATGAAAGTAAAGTAAAGCTGTAAGATGTCAGCTCGAAAGCCTTTCGATAAAAAGTTATATGAAAAGTATGACAAGCTAGCCAGAGTGGCTACAAAAGCTCACCTTAAAAAGAAAGGATTTACTGCTGTAGATCATCACGATAAGTACGCACAGGATCTTATAGCTTCCAAAACAGATGAGTGGGGAGTTAACTATAGCGATCCTTTTTGTGTAGAGTGCGAAGTAAAGATAGTGTGGTCTGGTCCAAACTTCCCTTACAATACAGTACAATTACCGCAACGTAAAAGAAAGTTTTTTAAAGAGCTTACTCTGTTTTACATTTGGAACAAACAATTAACGCATGCCGTTATGTTCTGGAGTCAAAAAGTAAAGCACCTAAAACCTGTAGAGGTAAAAAACAAATACGTAGGAAGGGGTGAGTACTTCTATCAAATACCTTTAGATCTTACGACAATTATAAAAAGATAATGTACGTAACCACATCCACAATAAGTCACGAATGTATTATAGAACCATATAATGATTCTACATACACTTTACACTTTACTTCTTAGCCTTTTCAATCGTACGTCCAGCGAAGTAAGCTCCAAAGGCAGTAAGCATAAGGATCTGAAGTAAATCTACATAAGAGTCCTTTACGTTAAAAGGTACGTTATCCATGCTGTCAATAAACATTGTCACCATAAACATGCTCATCAAAGCAATCAATGTTACAGGACGTATAAGCTTTGCTAGCTTTACATCGCTACCCATATCAGCTTTCCAACGCTCCGTTACATTTTCTTGAAACCTTACCTCAGCATCGATCTGAGCTTGAGCATCTACAGAGTCTACCTCTGGATCTTTATCGATAAGATTTTTTACTACACCCAATCCACCGCTATCTGGTAGCAAGTCTCCTACTACATCCAAAACTTGTGGGGCTTTGCTAGCAAGCCAGCTGCCTAGCTTTGTCTCTTTTATCTTTTTCATAGTACTATATTTTCTTTTACCTCTTTGTAGCACGTATCTCCATCACCGTCTTTGTATGCTTCAAGGATTCTGTTTCTGTTGTCTTTATCTTTTAACGATATGTGTATCCACGAGAAGTCAAACTCGTTGATCATCTGATCAAACTCAATCCCGTTTTGTACAATGTAATCGTATATAACTTGGTTTTTCATAACGCCTTTATCCCAGAATTGGATGTCTACAGCTTGGCCTTTGCAGTGCTGCGACTTTGTACTACCGCCAATAGAGCGATTTAATTTAGGTGATCTGTATCCGCTAGTTACACGGATAGGGCCTAACTGATCACGCATAGGCTGTAGTATCTCTGTTACAATACGTTGTAGATTTTTATTATGAGCTTCTGTAGGCTCATTTTTTATACCCTTTCTTTTTGCTGTGCTACTGCGTGTAAGCTCAGAGAGAGTAAAGTTTTTGCTTAGTCTCATTCTACTGTGTTTATATCCAACTCTATCAGCACGTTGTTAAACGTTGCTTCAGAGTTTAAAGCGATGTAATATAGTAAGAAATTGTTATACCTTTTGAAGTCATCAGGATTCATCTCACCTTCCTTACCTCTGATAACAGCGGCTATTTCTTTTGGGGAGCGTCTAGATATTCTGCGCACCTCTGCAGAATATTTCTTGTAATCTTGAGGGAACATCATCTCAGTTACCTTGTCTCCTACAGCTCCCTTTAATGCTGAATTAAATTTAGCCTGGCTCAACCCTCTAGCTAAAGTCACTGGATCTTCTTCAGCTTGCTTTTGTAGTATGCTAAGCAACCTTCCTGGTCCTGCGCCCTCTATACCCTTAATGGTAGCTTTGATTTCAGGATCGTTACCTATTGCAATCAGTATAGTTTCAAATGCTGCAAGCTGTTCCTCTGAAGAAAGCGCCCTGTCTTTAGGCATATCATCTAATGCTTTGGCTACATAGTCAAGTTCCTTAACTCCTACACCTGCCAGGTTAGCAAAAGATAAAAGCGTTCTTAATGTATTACTCAACATAAAGTCTGCTCGATCTTCTGGTCTAATAAACCTTTCACGCCCCGATCCTGTAGTATATAAAGTACCACCGTTAAGTGTAGGCTCAAGCATCTTTTCTAAGTCCATCACAAACTTACCGCCAGGTCCAAGCACACTAAGCGCTGTAAGTATAGCGTTTTGTACTGGCCCTTTTTTGTCTGTCACTCCTGTTCCGTAAGTTGTTACAGCATCACCGTATTGTTTAAACAATTCAAAAGCATCTTTATCTTCAAGTCCTGGAGCATCATAGTCCGAAGCGTTAAAGAACAAGTAGTAGTTAAAAAAGTCTTTTACTTTGTTATCGATAGCAGGTGTAGACGGAAGTGGAATTGCGTCTAATACTGTTTGTACAGCAGACTCCCTTATTGTTTTAGTATCTGTAAGTATTTCATCTAAGTTAGATTCATCGTCGTCATCTCCGAAGCCTTTAACAAATTCAGATATTACTGCTGTCATTACCCTAGACATATACGCAAACACAAACAAAGAAGCTGTTGTTCCTGCCAATCCTCTTAATCCATCTTTTCTAGCTTGAGCGTTAGAAGGATCGATAATGCGACCAACATCACCAGTAATCGATCTTTTTGTATTGATGGCAAAGCTTTGGAACGGGAGCATAGTCTGCACTAAAAATCTTACGAACGCACTTTTATTTTTATAAACATTTGCTGCAAGTCTAGAGCTAGAAATGTTTTGGTCTTTGCTAACTATGTTTTCTGCATAAGCTATAGCCTCCATGTTTGGATTAGCAGCCTCTTGCTCCCAATTGATTTCTGAGATATCATTTACTGTACCCTCAGATAATAAGAAGTCTGCATAGAAAGCATAAAAAGAACTTATAGCAGCTACCTTGTCTGTCGTTGTTAGCGTCCACATAGACTTGTCTTGTAGCCAATCACGAGTTTTATCAAGTCGACTCTTATCAAACTCTACCCTACCTGTAAACGGATCTATATTACCAGCCTTGTAGTCTCTTAAGAATAAAGTGGTGTGACGCAATAGCTCATATCTTCCGTCGTTTATTTTTACTTTAGGATCGCTAAGAACTTTAAGTTTCCCATCTCTATCCTTACCTACAAAAGTTAAAGCCAGCATCTCCCCAAAAGTTCTTATGAGGTATGACTTACCTTGTAGTGTTTTAGTGTTCGCAAAAGCAGACAGCATAACAGTAGATTGTTTAAAGAACTGTACAAACACACCACCAAAAGCATTTACTACAGCAGCAACCCTAAACATTTCAAATGGGTTACGTATCATCCTTCCTGCTACCTTTATATTTTTCTGGAATATAAACGGAACTTCTGATGCGTCAGCAACAAGGTAGTTGTCTATCATTTCTGACAGCTTAGCCTTTATGCTTTTAGGCATGAGGCCTTGCATAGCTTCAGTTTGGAAGGCATACTTCATAGCAAGCACATCCTCAAGCGACATCATAATAAACGAGTTCTGCCTTAGCGTTGCCTCATTTATCTTTAAAAAGTTTAGTCCTAAAACAGAATCTCCACCGACAGCTCTTGCTTCCCTTTCAAATGTAGCGCCAGGAGTCTTTGTGTAATTGCTGTTACCTGCACTACTCAGAGCAGTTATCAGTTGTCTACGTATCTCCATAACAGAATCTAACTGATCATCAAAGCCTTTCTTCCTAACCTTAAACGGAGTGTAGTTTTCTAATACCTCTAAGGTTTTTCCTAGATATCTTTCTGTGAACTGCTCAAAGCGTGGGCGCATAGACTCATGCATCTGAGATAAGAAGTCTACGATTTCTACGATGTCTGTTCTTTCGTTTCTAACTTTATCTAGCAGCTCTTGCAGGTTATTAGTTTGCCCAAACAAATATTCACGAGCGTCTTTAAACTCTTGTATAGTTTCTGGATCGTATATGTCTGACTGCTCTACTTCGTACTCTTGAATCGTAGAGTCCATAGCGTCACGTAGATTCATAAACCACTCTGCTTCAGATAGAGCCTCTGGCTTTTGATTAGCCATAGAGAATATCTGTGCTATAGCATTGGATAGATCTGACGTTATCTCACCACCCTTTTCTGTTATCTCATTGATCTTGTTTTGCAGGGCAGTGACTCTCTCCACGTGAGCCTGCTCATGCAGGTTTACGCTAGACATAACATCTTGGAAGCCTATCGCCACTAATATTTTAGCTACGTCAACGTTACCTACTTTAAATACGTTACGTATAAATGAAGGAACGTTATCTGCAAAGCTTCCGTAAGATCTGTCTTTAGATCTAACACCTTTTGCTACAAGAGCTTTAATATCACTAGCTAAAGATATCTTGCCTCTTACTATAGATGCTAAGTATCCAAGACCTATAGTAGAAGAGTTTACTAAGTAGTCATTGATCTTGTACTCCAAAGCTGCTAGATGTCTCATATCGAGCTGCACAAGCCTAGCCTTAAGTTCTGGTGCAGAAACGTTATCCATACTAAACAAACCTAGTATTGTTCTAAATGACTTGTCCTGCAGCAATTCCTCAAGGTTAGCCATAACTCTTGGGATGATGGCGTCAGATAAAATAAGTTCCTTTTTATCTTCTGCTAATTCAGCACTATCCTTAGCTAACTCATCAAGTACAATCTCTAGATCCTGCACGTTGTTTACATCAAGGCCTAGCTTCTTTGCTGTATCCTCTATCTTCTTACGTGTAGGGCTTAGTCTACTTCTCTGATACTTTTCTAGTATAGCTTTGTACTCCTCTTCAAATGTTGTTGACTCCCCAGCTTTCTTTGCCGCTTCAACAGCTTTTGTTGCCCTAGCTCTAAAGTTTGCATCCCTTTCTGTTTCTTCTATAGCTTTAAAGTTTGTAGCTATAGCCATCAGAGATTTTACTTCTTTAAGGTTAGATTCTGTTACAACAAGATTACCCTCTTCGTCTTTGCTAAATCTAGCCCTCTTCATACTGTTGTTGACGTCGTTAACAAAGTCAGAGAACGACTGCATCTGATCAACAGGTATAAGCGAAGCATCTATCCCAGCTACAATTCTTGCAAGAGATCTGTATGCTCCAAAGTCTTTTTGCCTAGACTTCCTAACCAAAGTTTTCTGCAACTTACGCATACTCTTAACAAGGTTAAGGTGATCGTCCATTGCTTTCCTTGCATCTTGCTTATCGAATATAGTAGCTAGTTTATCGAGGAATGAGTCTATAATATCGAGATCGTTTTCCGACAGCCTCTTTGCTGAAGTTCTTGCCATCTGCCCAGCTATAGCGAAGAAGCTCTTTAGCTGTGTAGCACTAAACTTATTAGATGTCTTCCTATCTTTCATACGCTCTTTAATAAGAGCCTTAGCTTTCTTAAAGAACTCCTGCAAACTCTTAGACTTGTCCTTAAGTTCTTGCAGTTGCTTACGTAAATTTTTAGCCTCTGTAGATAGCTTACCCTCTCTACGTCTAGCTTGAGAAGCTATCTTAGCTGACTCTTTTCTAGCAGCTCTCCTCCCCCTAGCAAACTGAACAGCATTTTTGTATGTTTTTTCTGCTTGCTCTTTCTTCATACCGCTATCCTGAAGGATCTGTATAACTTCATCCTTCTTCATCTTAAACAAGTTGACTTGCTTAGATGGTTTGAGAACAAGCTTTTTATTCTTACCCTTTCCCTCCATAACCAAGGTAAATCCTTTTTCTGTAAGCATATCAGCTACAGTCTCTACAATCTTCTGTGCGCTCTTACCTTCCTCTGCTGTATTATTATCTGCTTCAGCTTGATTTAAAGGACCTACCTCAATATTAAAACCTTCTCTTATATTAAAATCTTCTCTTAATCTTACATTAGTAACACCTTCCTCTTCAGCCTGAACTCTAAGACCTTTAGTAGTTGGGAATATAACAAGCTGATCTTCTCTGGCCACATCTTCTGTAGAGTATAAGTCTTTGTTTTTACCCCACATTAATCTTGAACTTACATTTCTTGCTTCAACTTCGCCAGCTAATCTTTCATACATACGATGCATACTAAACTCCACAAGATCGTCTTGAGTTTTATTTTCAGACTCAACCCATAATGAAGTAAGGTCATCATAAAGCTGTAAATCGTTACCGCCAGATTCTTGAAAAACATTTTCTGCCTCTTCGTTTATATTAAGATCATTATAAAATCTTTGTATGGCATTACCATAATTTGTTGGTTCAATCTCTGTACCTTCAAAATAATTTTTAACTTCCTCTACAAGATTATTTTTTTCTATATACTCAGCACTAAACAATTCTTTGATAGTACTAAAAGTACGTGGAGCTGTCTCTATTATTGCTGCTAAAGCTTTGTATAATGCATTTTCAACTCTAAGTTTTTCAAGATTTTCTAAATCTTCTTTAGACATAAGCTCCTCAATATTTTCCATGATAACCTCATAGTTACCACCAAAAGCAAACCCTTCCTCATACTGAATCCAATGCTGTATTTCGTGAACAAGATCTGATAAAACTCTATTATTATCCTTTACATTAATTTCTATTTCAGAAGTGCCGTCTTCATGTTGAATAAACCACGAGTTTTCTCTACCCTCTTTTCTAACATCAATAGTTACTTTAAGATCTCTAAGCTCAGGATAATTTGTATACAGCTCAGGAGCATCGTAAATGTCAGACAGTTTATTGACTTCTTCACCATCAAATGTCTTAGTTATTTTACCGTCAGGTATTTCGTACCTCCATTTGTTATCTGCACCCTTCTGCCATCCAGTTAATAGTTTTATTTTTTCAGGAGTAGCATTTTGAGACTCAAGATGTTTTGCTAAAAAGTACATGTCAGTAACATTTTCTTTTAAGTCTGCATTAGCGCCAATAATTTGTTTATTTACTTCTTGCTTTTCCTCATCATCAGTGGTTACTGTTGGTACATCTTTAAGACCTTCTGTAGCTTCAGCTAGCTTTTGCATGCCAGCGACACCAAAGCCTCCTGCCATAGTGCTAGTAACAGACTTAATAGCGTCAGCTACGTTCTTTAACGTAGGGTTTTTAAACTCTGTACCAAACAATCTACCTACGTAGTTTTTTAGTGACGTTATAAGACCTTGCTTATACTCTGCTGACAAATCACCGTTAGTGATGTCAGCAAGTATTTCCATAACAAGTTCCTCAGCAGCTTGTGGGTTTTTCTCTACGATTTGTGACAGTAATTTTCTAGCAAGCTCATCCGTTACAGCTACTTCTGCTAAAGCCTGTTGCTCTTCAGTAAGATACTCACTAATAAAAGCTAAGTATCTTTTAGCGTTAGGTAAAGCCATAGCGAACTGGCGTGCAAGTTTACGCAACGCTGTTCCTGCACCTTGCTTTTCGTCCATCTGCATAGCAGCAGAGTGGAAAGCTTCGTGGTATGCTGTGTTTGCTTTTAAAGCAGGTAAGAAAAGGTGGACTTGATTACCATCCTTTATATGAATACCTCTTGATACCTCCTGGCCTGTAGCTTTTTCAAAAGCTTTAGCTGTACCATGAATAAATACCTGACCTCCCTGACCTACAACAGTTTGTATTACTTTCTTTACGTTTTGAAGTCCACGTATAATTTCTTCACGAGAAGAAAATTTAGTAGATATAATTTTACCAGCATTGATAATTCTATCTATAACGCTGTTGGCATTTTCACCAGTAAGCTCTACTGAATTTCCTCTACTTACTCTCCCGTAATCTGTTATATCTGGATCTACTCTACCCACCTCATCTATAACAGCTTGAGTTTCAGGATCTTCTAAGTTTTGCTCTAGGAAAGATTGATTTTGTGAGTACTTACCCTCTATATTAAACTTAGCTTCAAAAGCTTGTTTTGTATCTGCCTGTAAAGCTGAAAGCTCTGCTTCGTACACAGCAACAGCATCCTCGTTGCCTTGGCTTCTTGCTTCCTCTAAGTTTTTTCTAGTATCAAAAGCTTTTCTTCTGTTTTTTCTAATACGAGTATTATACCCACTTATTTCTGTTAGATCTTCATCACTAACATTCATTAAAAAAGCCATGTCCCTAGCTGACACCCTCCACATCTGATCCTGCGTTTCAAGCATTTCTTTTTTAATTTGCTTTCTCCTTTCAGGATTTTGTTCAGTTTGTAGTCTTTTCTGTAAAGCTTCATATTTATTTTCTAAAGATATTTGATCTTTAAAATTAAATTTTGAAGCTAAATAAGAGGGCGCTCTTACAATACCCATTTGTATATTTCCTGCTACAGTACCTAAAGCAAAAGCATCAAGAGTTTCTATATAGTTATATTTTAAATTAGTTTTTTCTATTTCTTTACCAGCTATTTGTCTTTGTAAAGAAGAAGACACATCATCAGCTATGCCTGGTGTGTCAAGTCTAGTTTGTAGATCAGAAATTTCTCTAGTCAAAGCTACACGGTGAGCATAATTAGTAAGGTGCTGACCTGCAAAAGAAACCAACCCTTCCTCTATACCTTCTTCAAAAAATTTAAATACGTTATTTTTTGTTGTTCTTCTCCATAATTTGTTAGCTGTCCCTACGAAGCCTTTTTTAGCTATGGTTTCTGCTGCTTCTCCTGCAATTTCTTTTCCGCCTATACCAAACATTTTTCGTATAGCATTAGCAGAAATTACCTCTTGCTTCATAAAAATTTTCTCAGAAAGATATTCAAAGCCTCCCATAAAAGAAGCATACATCATTTTTTCTGCGTGATTTAAATGCGGAACATCTTTTATATCACTGTACGCATTACCTGCAGCTGACGTAGCAAAACTTTGTAAAGCTACTTCTGGATGGCCCATAACAGTGAGTCCTATTTGAACAGCTATTTGTGGTACTACTTCACCAACTCCGTCTAAAAACAATGTTAGACCTGCTTCAGAATTACCAAAACCTTGTCCGAATATTCCTTTTTCTATTTCCTCTAAAGTCACACCTTTTCCCAGCAATCTAGATTGCGTCATAGAAGAAGAAATATCACCCCACGAAAGCACAGCTTGATCTATCTTACGTCCATATTTATCAAGTTGTCCTTCTACAAACAAAGGGTTTCCCCTGCCTATATCAAGTCCATATGCATCGCTTTTTTCATATGCAGTTATATACTCTTCTGAGCTAGGTATAATCCCAAATGTCATCATATTAGCAGCATCTGCTGCCCCAAAAAATAAGAAGCCTGCAAAACTGTCTAAATGTTTAAAGTAAGATCTGTCATCGAAATTCCTACCTATAGACTCAGCACTTCTTTTATACCTTTCAATAGCTGTGTCAGCGTTCATAAAGACTTCATCCATAGAAAACTGCATTACTAAATCAACAGCATTATATGCTCTCCTTTTTACACCAAACACTTCGTTAGACTCATTGTATAAAGAAATCATATCTGCTTCAGTTTGTCTAATTTCTTCAAACAATTGTGTTTGCTCCTCAACAGTTGTTGCTTTAGAAAAAGCATTTGCAAAATTTTCTGCGTATTGTCTAACTGTCTCTCTATTTTTTGCAGCTTGAACCACCTCTGCTTTAGCCGTATAAAAACCAGCTACTTTATAATATTCTTTTAAGCTTTCAGCCTCAGCATCAGCCTGAGCTTGCTCGTCATCAACATAGGTAACGGCACCTTTGGCGGTATATTCTTTCCATTTTTCATACGTATTAATTACCTCTGGCATAATACCTTGAGCTACAGCTAACTCATCTTCGTTTGTTGGGATATATGATTTATTTACATTATCTAAGTGCGGCTCATAAAAGAAACCATCGTAATCTCCTTCAGGATCTAAGTTGTTTTTTTCAAAAAACTCATCATCCATATCTTCAGTAAAGACTTTTTTTATCTGTCCATCTTCAGCTAAGTACATTGTAATACGACTCATAGGAATCACACTTTCAGCATAATCGCTATACTCGCCTATATGAAACTCTTTGTTAATTATGTTTCTTTTTTTAGTTTCTACAGCTAAAGTAGAATTAGGATCATCCATAAGTAAGCCACTGCTTCTTATAACTCTTTCAAAATCTTCTACTGTAGTTGTAGCAAAAAAATCGTAGTCTCTGTAAGTTTCATAAATTTCGTTTGCAAAACTAGGAATGTCATCCGCACCTACAGGCAAACCAACAGACATGCCTCTATTAACAATCCATTTTTTAGATTCCGTAAAAATTTCGTAATCTAAATTGCCTTTGTTATTTTCTGGATCTTGTAGTATTTTTGATTGAATATCACGATGCACCGCATTGATATCCTCCTCAGAATACATGGGAGTGCCTGCAAAACTATCTACTGTTTGCCTAGACATCTCATCGTAAACATCTACCCTCGTACCAAAGATGCTTTCAAAAAAATCACCCTGTAGTGCCTCTTGTCGTGACGCCAATCGTGACAGATCGCCCTCCCTTTCTGAAGGTGGCACAGTAGTGTCCGTTTGAACATCTAAACCTCCACCTTCTACACCATATCCTAATAGAGTAGAGTACTCTTCCGATAGCACTAAATCTTTTTTTTTTGGGGCTACGCCAGCTAAGAAAATAAAATCCCTTTCGTTACCCTCAAAGCCAGCTTCTTTAACAAGAGTAAACGCAGAGTCAAAATATGTCTGCTGTTGCATCATATCAAACAGTTGCTCTTGAGTACCTACGTATCCAACGTCCTTTAGAATAGTAAATATATTGTTTTGATATTCTGTAAATCCGTTCATGCTTATTTAATTATCTAGTTGATCCGCCTTCTGGAGCGAGAGCACCTCGTTCTATAGCTAATATACTTATTGCTTCAGCTTCTGCTGGGTTTAGTAAAGGAGCGTTAACTCTTCTAATAGAAACAATTCCTGTGCGAACTCTAACATTTCTAACCGTTTCTCCTTCGTCATTTACTATAAATTCTTTACCGTTTTTATATTGCATTTCAAATGGAGTTACTTTATAATCAACGGTAACTTTATCACCCTGATTACCACCGAATAATAATACATCCCCATCCTCTGTCATACCAGCGTATAAACCGACGTGATTTCCTCCATACTTATTTTTTATTACAACAATATCTCCTACCCTAGCTCCTGCAGCTGTAATGATTTCATCATTATCATTTTGGATGTCTAGGTTAGGATTATCAAAAATATTATCTCCTATAGTTTGATAAGACCTAGCTCTAAGAACATTAAGTCTATCCCCCTCGCTAGGAAGATCTTGATCTGGATCAGCTTGCAACATTAAATCCCCAATGAAAATAGCGCACCATGCCATTACTGGATCAACTTTTAAGTATTCTTTTTTCTTGAAAGCCTTTAAAGAAGTATCTGTTTCTCTTTTATAATCTTCGTATTTAAGACGCTTTTCTTCTTCTAATTTATCTACAGAATCATCCCAATACCTTTGAGCTCCTGCTTCCGTTGAATACAAGGGGTTAGTAGGATCTGCCGTTGCTACATTTATAAACATTTCCTCAATATCCTCCATTATATCCCCTTCTGTTTCCCCTAAATTAAATACGTTAGTTAGAAGAGATAGAGCTTGCTTTTCTTTAGAATCATTAAAGTCTACAAAATCACTTAATGGCGCTCCTCTATTAATTAGAGTAGCCGTGTTAGGCATTGCCGCACCGAACTCTGCTGTTGTTATTCCATACTTGTTTATGTCAAGAGCTTGTGCAGCTTCGTAGTGTTTAGTACCCTCTGCTGGCATTCCAAATCTTAAAATCATATTAGCTAAATCAAACTCATAAGTATCTGAACCTTCAACTAAAAAGTCTTTAGTATCATATAGCTCTTGGTTATCAGGATTAAATGGATTTGGTACAAGCCCCTGTAAATACCCTCCCATAAACTCAGTGATTTTTTCATCAGACGCTGTTAACCCATCTGCAACTCGTGCTTTTTCTTCTTCAATAAGCTTTGCTTCAGCTTCAATTTCAGCTTGTTTTTCCGAAGCTTCTCTAGCAACTTTCTCTGCTAAAGCCTCTTCAGTTTCTCGCTCAAACTGATCGATAACTTCCTGGCCCCCTAGCTCTTTCGTCATTTTAGCTATGTCCTTATCGTCTCTTTTCTTACGCCTTTTTTCTCTTCTTTTTTCTTTTTTTGTAGGCTCGTTATAAGAAATTATTTCAGCAAGAAGGCTTGGAGTTTCAACACCAGTATCTATAGGACCTACCTCCTTACCTGGTAGTTTTTCTATATCTTCCTTCTTTGCTCTTTCCATCAAGGACTGTGTTTGTCCTATGTCAGTTAACTCCACCATTTCGCCTAACACAGGATCAAACCTCATGTTAGGACTTACAGCAGTTTCTAAAACTTCTGAGTCTTCTTCCTCTACTGGAACCATTTTTCCTGAAACTGGATCATACTTCATTTTCTGATCACCGTTCTTTTTTTTTTGATCACCGTTTGTTTCGTCGTCACCATTAGTGCCCCCAGTAATTAAACCTCCTTGCTCCATCTGAATTTTTCCGCCTTGAGCATTGCTGTTGCCACCACCGCCACTAGATCCACCAGCTCCAGCTCCAGCTCCAGCTCCAGCTCCAGCTCCTCCTCCAATTGCTTGGTTTATATTGTTTAAGGCTCCTTGATTTACTTGACTTTGACCTTGACCTTGAATAGACGATCCAAGCTGACTCATAGCTTGAGATAGTAGAGTGTTGTATGTAGAAGCTTTACCAGTTCTTTCTTGCCCCTCTAGCTGCTGCTGTATATTAGTAAAGGCATTAGGATGTGTTGAAGAGTTTACGTATATATCAGCCTCTTCTGTAAGAAGCGCTAACATATCTGTTTCAGTTTGATTAAGGTTTGTTATGGTTGATAATTTTTCTATAAGCTCTTGATTCTTAGCGATCTTATAACCTATTACTTGTCCAGTAGATAAATCTATAATAGCTTTTTCTACTTCTATACCAACATTACTTACTGTTACATCTTTAAAGTTTCCTCCACTAGCTATACTACCTACATTCATGTCTGGATATGCATTAGCTAAAGTAGGATCTGCAGCTGGTTGATCATCAGCATATGCTGTAAATATTGTTCTAGTAAGACCAGTAGGACCTGTCGTTACTCCCGATAGCATTTCTGCTACAGCGTCTTCATCTACCTGCGGGAACTGACCACGTATAGTATTATAGTACTCTCTTGCGTGAACAGTCTCTCCATTCCTAAAGTTATTTATTTCATCCATGGTTATACCTGGAGGAAGCTGTGTAGGCTGTCCACTTGCAGGATCAATAAACTGCATACTACCATTTTTAATACCTGCTTCTATGTCTTCTATACTTAGAGCATATATAGGAGTTCCGTCAGTTTCAAAGCCTGTAACTTTAGATATAGAAACACCATCACTGTTTCGTAAATTAAACAGCTCTGGGTGCATGGTGTTGTTTATAGATTCTAAATCCCCAGACTGCAAGTCTCTATTGCCAGCGTACATAAACTTATACCCCTCCATAGAGGCGGCGTTCCACATAGTACGGTTGTTGTTAGCAAATACATTGTACTGATTTGCTACGTCTGCAGAAAAACCCTCCTCGTCAAAGCCCACAACAACAGGTTGAGAAATGCCTGGTATAACTTGCGTTTCTTGATACCCTCCTTGCGAGGCGCTTAAGCCTTTTTTAGTAGCAAACTGCGAGTTATATACATCAGCTCCTACTGCACTACCTAAAAACTTATAATCACCTACTATAGATCCTGTTTCGTAAAACAGATTGTCTGCATTAGATGCCGTTATTCCAGAGTTGAAGTAATCTTTTGCGTCAGCACCTTGCCCAACCATAACGACATTATTTTGCACAGTATATACAGGAGGCATAGAATACTCGTTAATAGCATTTATGTTAGACTCTAAAAGCCCTGACTCAGCAAGCTCAGTGTTGCCTTTTATCTCAGCGGTTTTTTTAGCTATAAACTCCGTCCCAAACTTAGCGTCTTCAACAATGCTTAAGTATTGATTTTTAGCCTGTACAAAAGCAGCTTCGTTAGCACCGCTAGGATCTAACTCAAAATTTGTAGCAGCTTCCTGATAGATATCTAAAGCTAATTGTGCTGCACCCTGATACTTTTGATTGATTTGTCCTGGTACAGCCTCTCCTGCTGCGCCCATTGGATTTAATGCCTTCATCTTAGCGTCCCTTTGCGCAGCTCTTTCTTGAGCTACAGCAAGGATGGGGTTGGCAAATTGCTCTGCAACATTTCTTCCGATAGCCCCGTAGTCTATGTTGGGGGCTAAAAACCCTGTTTTAAATCGTGTACCTTGTTCAGACATCTCTTTCGAATCTTAGTAATAATTTTAGTAAATATTTATGCAGTGGACTATCACCTTCCTTTGCTAACTTAAATAATCTTTCAGACTGCTCTGGGTTGAATACATACTCACCCCCAGTAAGCTCCGCCTCCTTCACTCCGCTTTCCTCATCGACAACAGCTTTTTTGTTTGTGTCGTGATCGAACTCTCCTTCTGTAACAAATGGAGCTTCTTTAGTTTTACCACCAACTCTGTAACCCACCATGCCTCCGTCTTCCATTAAAACTCCGACAGTACCTCCAACAACACCTGCAATACCTCCAGCTACGTTAGCAATATTTTGTATTCTTTGCTGCTCAGCTTGCGCTACTTGAGCCTCTGCTAAAGCTTTAGCATCGTATCCAAACTCTATATCTCTTGTGCTACGAGCTTCTTGCAACTGAGTACTTCTTTCTTCAGCAGCACCTAACTGCATAAGAGCTTCGGATTGTAGCTTCTGTTGAGTAAGAGCTTCTTCCCTTTGCGACCTTTGTGCTTGTGCTGTAGCTCCAGCTAAAGCACCCAACCCTCTAGCACCAAACTGTGTAGCAGCTTGCGCTGTAGTAGCTAGCGATCTGTTTATATCATCCATCCTCATCTGCAATAACCTTTGATCATACGCTCCTTTAACACCCTCGTAGTATGCTGATGGTGTAGCTAGAGATGGTTGCGAAGCTCTAAGGTCTGATAGCTCTTGTAAAGCAGTATCTAAATTTGCTGATGCTTTAGCTTCTAGCTCTTCTTGATTTAACATACCAACAATACCACCTACAAGTTGGCCTACGCCACCTGCTGCTGTGCCTATTGCTGAAGCTTGTCCTTGTGATAATTGTGACATAATTTATTTTTTATCTTGTGATGGAACTGATGAATTGTTATGTAAAGGAGAAGACTTGTACACCATGTTTACAGCAAACAACTCTACTGGTGTAGTAGCTGTATTTGTCAAAGCAACTTGAGCATGATAGTCTCTCATTTTATCTCCGTTTATACTAGCCGTTGATACAGCCATAACTGTATCGCCTGCTGAAAGGCCAGAAACAGTACCACTAGCGGTAATCTGTTTTCTGCCAGATACAGAAGAAATGTTAACACTAAGATTTGTTTCCGATGAACTTTCTAATTTAAACAAGGCGTCTGCAATTCCAAATGGCAAGTTACTAATTTTTGAAGTAAACGTTATGGTAGATCCACTAACAGAAGCAACTTGACCTAACACAACTTTATGAGATGTATTAGTAGTAGAGTTTGATGTAGCGTCTTTTTCTATTTGCCTGTAAAATAAACCTTCTCTTTGCTCAAACTCTGCATTAGCCATAGTGCCTGTAGTTTGATTTGTATTAGAAACTACAGCATCCCAAGAAAAGTTACCCTCTAAACTCATAGCGTCATATACCTTTACATCGCTAGGATTAGCTCTAGATACTAGCGTAAGTGTAGAATTGTTTTGAACTCCATAAAAGTTGTTTCTAGTTTCGTTAACATTGTGCCTGTGCATAACACCACCAAGAAAAGAGAAAAATCTATCATGAAGTTTCTCATACATTTCTGGTTGAAAAGAGTAAAACGTCAACCAAAACTCTTTTGTTGTAGAATAAGCTATCGTTTCTGCTGTTACATGACCGCTTGTCGATGTTAGCGTTAGGGATATAGAAGATCCGTCAGATTGTTTTGTTACAGATGACGGTAAATTAACACTACTGTCTTTTAAAGAAACTGTAGCTGTACCACCTAAACTGCTATTGCTTGTAGTAAGTTTTACCTTGATGCTACTTGTAGAACTTCTTAAAGCACTATCAACAACACAGCTTCCTCTATCAGCTAGTTTATCTAAAACAATAACGCCATTACCAGAGTGATCCCACTCTTGATCTTCTAATTGAAAGTTATCTGAAAGTTTTTCCCAAGTGCTGTTACCTCCATCTTTGAAAATAATATCGCATAAAGCATCATTAAAAGTAGTAGTGCTAGACTTAGAAACATTACTTAAAGTTCCTCCATTAACTGAAGGCACATCAATTCTACGTGTGTCTATGGCTTGTACAGTAACGATATACTCGTCATTGTCTGGATCTAATCCGCAAGGAATTTTTGCAGTTTGGCTTACAGAGTTTATGTCAGAAAATTTAGTTCCGAAATAAGAATCCATATTATTTGCGCTTATAAGTTTTATTCCTTTACCACTTATTTCTACAACAGCGCCCTTTGCGACATCGCAAAAGTATATTTTACCAAAACGCTCCACTACGCTTTCTGGCTGTTTTCCTGGACCGTAGTCACCACCATAAAAAGTTTCTGTACCCATAACATTCATGGATGTTACAAGCTGTCCTCCGCCAGCATCTTCAATAAGTGTACGCCCTATAGGTGTGCTAGAAACTTTGTTTTCTTGCATTACCATAAGAGTTTCACTGTTGTCTAGCATAAAGCATATATCCCCATCACGACTATTGTAATCTTTAAATGGAAATAAAGATGGGTTGAAAGACGATAGGTTTAGTCTACTAGAATCTAAAGCAAACGCATCGCTATACGTAACAGAAGAAGTCCTTTGTATTTCAGCTTGCTCTGGCATTTCTACATGTGGTCTTCCTATAGCAACAGCCTTAGAGTCGAAAAAATCGCTAACTGACTCGTCTTCAATGTAATACCTTTTATAAAACTGATCAGAAGGTTTAGCAGGGTTTGGTTGGTTGTTAATAACAGAATCTCTGACATTAGATAAAAGACTTCTTCTTCTAAAATATACATCCCCAAAAGTTAAAGTGATAGCCCCAAAAAACATTCCATTAGCACTGTTTAAAGGTATGCTTTGCCCTATTAAAGATGCCAATGGTTGAGGTAAAGTTGGTTGGAAATTGTATGTAAAACCTCCGCCCTGAACAGGAAAAACTTGAGTGATAAAAACATTTTGATTAGCTATTTGTTGAAAAAAAACTTGATCTCCTACATACAACCTCTGATTACTAAAAAATGTGTTATCTGAATTTACAGTTAAAGGAAACGGATCAGGGCTTGTGTTAGGCCTATCTCCTGCGTGTGTTCTTACACCATTTACTTCTACTATATCAAATGCTTTTCCTACCTCATAAAAGATTTGATTTTCTACTTGAGACTTAGGTCTGTAAATTTCTACAATACAATCATTATGAAAAAAATCTGTGTTTGCTGCTACAGAAGCAGCATTAAAATTATTGATTCCCTCATCTCGTATACCTAAATACCACCCTGTTCTTCTATAATTATTTTCGTTATCTAAAACACTATTTGAGGACAAACTTATTGGGTTCGTTTCATCATCAGGAAAGTACTTGTAAAAGCTTATAGGAAACTCTGCTAGCGGTCTAATTATATTTAGATTACTATCTAAGCATTGCAAAATACGCAACATATCGCCCTCTTTATATTCATAAGAAAGCAACGATCCTTTTGATTCTTTATGAGAATTATTTTTCCCCTCCAAAGCCCTCATAGAAAGATAAATTGTTCCTTGAGTAGCATTAGCTAAAGCAGATTCTATAGGCCTAGTAAGAGGAGCTGAATCCCCTGCGCCAGTTGGGGCTAATGGATCAGAGTATGTTTCTGTCTTACCTAAAGCCGCCTCCATAATCGATGTATGAAGTATTTTTTCATACGTTGTATTTTTCGAATATACAGGCGCCCATTTGCTAGCCCAGTAAGGAGGATCGTGAAGTACTTTTATATCTATATGTGTCTTCCCGTTATTGCCAAACCTGTCTTCTTTTCCAAAATGTGATACACTAACGCTATTTAATTTCTGAACTGCTGACGGTCTATTTTTTTCATCATAGTAAACTATCCCAAATTCATGATCTGCACCCGCTTTAAATGAAGGTCCTGAAATACCGTCTTCTGTAACATAATCTATACTAGAAAATGCTACACTAAAACCTTCATATCCTGTTACTATACCATTAGAAAAACTATCTATTAGGGTATGCGAACCGTTATTTGAAGTAAAGTTTTGACTTCCTATATTGATTGGAACAAACTGAAGATTATCATAAAATTGAGCTAGTGGCTCTGCTGTTTGTAAAATAGCATCTGAATCAAAAGCTGTTTCTGCAAATCCAAAACTAAAAAACTCAAGTAACGCCTGACCAAAAGTTTGATCGTCCTCAACAGCCGATACAGAATAGATACTCCCTGGTAAACTACAGCTGTTAATAGCAAGATTACTTTCAACAACTCTTATGTGAAATCTAACTTTATCAACCCCGTTATCATTAACATAATGTCCTTGATAAAGCTCAAATGTAATAGGGCCATCTATATTTAAGTGTACGGATTGAAGCAACAGATTTGTGAAATTAACTATCCCTCCTTGATTGACTGTTGATGATATAGAAATTTCTGGTGGTAAATCATCCGAAGTACCCCGTGCATTTATTCCTTCACCTTCAAAAAGCGCAATACCCGTAAGACCATTTAAAGAGTTTGCTATTTTGTTAGCAAAATTTTCTATTGTACTATTTCCTCCTCCAGATGCACTTGATGTAAGGAAAGATACTGTTTCAAAATTTATACCGCCTTGAGGCGTTAAGCTGTTTATGCAGCGATCTGGGCTTGAAGAGCTTCCTTGATCGTAACTTGTTAAAAAATTAAATTCAAATGAGCTTGGTAAATTATTATACCCACTTGGAGTTTCAATAAATCCTGGATCATTACCATCTTCATTAACAAAATTTGCTATGGCAGAAAAACCTCCAGAGTCGTTACTAAACAAACCCATAGCTAAAGAATCACAAATGACACCTATACTACAAACAAAATTTCCTGCTGGTATAACAGCTAAATCAGAAAATTCACTTATGTCTATATCAACTGTAACTGGAGCGGTTGTAGGTGCAGAAGATGTAAGAGCGCTATTGTTTGCATTTGGCGTTGATAGAAATTGAGAAAAAGTATTAGAGGGAAATGATAAATTGCTTTGAGCAGTAAGACCTTTAAAATACTTATATACCGTATCTTCATCTATAGTACCGTCAGCCCCAAAACTTTCTAAAAGCAAGGCTTCATCTGCAGTGATATTAAAGTCTTGTGGTGTAGTATTATACAAAGGGTTAATATCAACTCTAGCTTCTATGTTATCAAAGCCCTCTAAGTAATTGCCATAAAATAATCTGTTGTTACTTATTGCTTGTGCAAAAGCTCTTCTAGGCACAGAATCAAATAATTTATTAGCTTCCTGATCAGGCAAAAAAGTGTATATCCCATCATTAGTAAAGTCTATAGTTTGAGTACCAACTATATGATCTACCTCATCAATTCTAAAAAATGCACCCTCATTATTACGTCTAGCAAAAACTCTAATTTTTTCTATTGGAGCTTGTAATCCAGTAAGAGTAAGTCTTAGTGTATTATTTTGATTTTCAAAAAAGTTTTGCGTTGTAATGTTGTGAGCCATGTTAGTTCTACTAACAGTAAGCTCCGAGTATTGTGATAAAGCACTTACCTCTCCGTCATCATACACATATTGATATGCAAACTGAAAGCAGTTGTTTTTTAAAGCGTTAGAAGAAATACCTTCTATACTTAAAAACTCAAACGTAATAGGAGTTTGCGGAGCAGCCTTACATACAGTCAAATAATTGTCTGCTGTAGCAGTATTATCTACACCTGCATCATAGTTGTTTTCTAAAGCTTTGGTAGCATTTATCTTTCGTGGTTCGTTTCTGTTATCTGTAAAATACAGAAGGTGCTCCCCAAACTGATTTATAACCACATCAGCTTTAATAAAACTACTCAAAGAAAAGTTTAACGCACTATTTTCATATATCTTGATGTATGTATTTGTAGCATGGCTATAATGATATATACCATGATTGCCGTTTGAGTTGTATAAAAAAAAGTATATGCATTTACCAGCTTCTGAAGCAACTGATCCTAACACACTATTCGTGCCAGTAGGATATGCTTCGCTAAGTCCCGAAGCTGCTATAGCAGTGTTACCAAGAACGTTTTTTAATATACCTTGATCTCCATCAGACTCATGAGATACACGCACATTAAGTGCGTCTGACATTTCTATACCTTTAATAAGCCTAGCATCCTCATCTTTATTGAGGTACTGCGGTATGAGTTTATCAATAGCCATTAATACTTAGGTGCTTGTTTAAAGTTTTTACGAATAGTTTTAAGAGCTTCCTCTTTGCTAAATGCTTTTAGTCTAGCGTTAGCTTTTCTACGCTCGTTATAGTACTCTGAGCGTGCCCTAGCCTTCTCAGCCATGGGGACACTGCTTTTCCTTTCTATAATCTTGTAGTATATATATGATCGCAAAGCTTCCTCTGCCTCTATATGTACAGTAGGATTTACAGATCTGGCTTCGTCAGCAATATATTCTATAACAATTTCGTTAACACTACTGTTAGAAGAAAACTCTATTCTGTTTTGATCAAGGTTGAGTCTATACTCCCCCTCGTAAAACCCTCCGCCTAAACCGTAGATCTGACCTATGTTATTTTGGTATATATAATTAGAAAACACAATAAAATCGTCAGCACCGAATACACCACCAGTGGCTATACTGCTTTTAGAATCTACTCTATCAAATACGCCGTCTCCATCGCTATCAATAGAATTTCCTGCTGCATCAGTTCTATAAGCTTGAGAGTAGTTGATGTTTTTGTTTTCCCCAAAGACATGCACAAGTCCATCGCTACCTACGATACCTACCTTTACTAAGCTTACAAAGTCGTCAGGCAAATCAACAGTATTGTTGGTTCCTGCTGAAAGCTTTATCGAGCGTACTCTCTGCAACAAATCGAAACCCATTTCTCTAATACCACGCAAAGCGTAGTTATGGATAAGAGTATCTGAGGCGTTGTTTGCGTAATCGTCACCCTCTAGTGTAAGAACAAAGTCATTGACTACTTGATCTACTGTAACTAAATTTCTTGCCATCTCTTATCGTCTTTGTTGTGTTTGTTGTCCTCCTGTAGCGTATGCATATACATCTCTATCACGAAGGTTTACTCCTATAAGTTTACCCATCTCTAAAACTAACTCAGAGGTATAGTGTTCTGGTAACTCAAAGTCTACTGAAGATGAAGCATTGAAAGCCTCCTTACCATTTTGAATTAAAAAACCAAATGTCGGTAGAGCAACAGTTCTTGCTCCAGTCGTAGGATCTAACCCTTCTGGCTGCTTGTAGTATCGCATTGTAATTCTGTTTACGCTTGTCGGGAATACAGTGATTGTATCCCTCACAAGCGCAACAGGCTTTGACTTAGTAGGGGCAGAGAGGGTACTTAAAAGTATTCTGTCGATCTTCTCTTCGTCATACACCGAATCTATCATAACAGAGTTTGTTACGTCGAGAAGGACATCACCAAACGTCTTAAGGCTAATCAGTCTAGCAAAGTCGTCAGGCTTAGCAAACGATCCACTTGCCTTAGTGATGTTTGTCTGTACAGAAAAGACGGCGAGGTCTTCCTTAATCTGTTTACTTCTAGACTTATCTCTTGCAGGATCTACGTTTCTTTTACGTAAAGCCTCTACATTGGTAAGCTCTTGAAATAGCCTGTTAAAAATATTCTGTTGTGCTATAGGAGCAAAAGAGTTGAACTCCGTAGGAGTAACAAACCCTCGCTCATCTTTGTTAGCTAAATCGCTTAATGCGTTGTATACCTCTCTTACGCTTGCCATTACATTTATAGTTGTATGGCAAATATAAGAAAAAGGGAGCAGTGCCCCCTTTTCCCATTAGCTATGAAGAAATGAAATGTATTTAAGCAATCTCTTCGAGTTGCCTGTTTATTTCATTGAGAACAGATGAGCCCTTGTCTGTTAAACAAAAGCGTGTCATGGTATCAATTGCATCCTGTCCTACAGGGACCGAAACTACGAGTTTTCCTGTATCTGACCAAACAATTACACCCTTTTTTTCTGATATGATCTGGAAGTCCAGGGCTTGCATGACGCTAGTTCGTGCGTGAACAAGTGGATTGTCGAACATCTCGATAAACGTCTGTGGCTTTTTCTTAGCGTATAATACCAAAGCTCTTTTTACCTGCAAGTCTTTTTGATTCGTATTGATTTTCAAAGACATAGCTACAGGCAGTAGCTCTTCTATAGGTCTAGCTTTAATAAGCGATATAGCATCGTGTATCAAAAACTCGTCTTCTATTTCTTTTTCTACGTCTACTGTTTTATCTATAAGCTTAAATGCCCCACCACCATTCGCATGATTGTCTGGGTGCTTATCTAAATATTCTTTAAGTGTAGGTTGATCGTAACGAACAAGAAGCATTTTGTTTCTAAAAATAACATGCTCTCTAATAGCTTGATCTGATTGCTCGTCTACATAAATAGATGGCTCTCCTGGGCAGTATCTAATTGCTCTTCTTTGCCCTGTTTCCTTATCAAATACAGTAAGCCTGTTTGCTCTTAGTTTAAAAAACACACCTCCCTTACCGCCGATAGTTTCATACAGCTTAGGTAACTTTTCTTCATTAGGAAGTGTTCTTTTGATTGTAGACTTCTTAGCTTTTACAGCTTTTTTTGGCGCTGCCTCTGGAGCAGGGCTAGTCTCTTTGCGAGATATAGGACGGCCTCGCTCTACCGTAGTTTTTTCTTGTGTCATAATTAAATCGTATTAAATTAAAGAGAAAGTGGGGAGAGCCATTCCCTCCCCCTTTCAAAAATAGATTGCCTGTTACGAAACAGCAGCAGAATCAGAAGTATTCAGGATGCTAACAGCCGTTACTTGCTCAACATCATAGTCTGAATTAACATCATCAAATTTAATAAATGCAGTTTTAGACTTGTTCATAAGCGTAGCAATACGCTCAGCAGCCGTAGGGATGCTTGCGTTTGCTACTGTAAGAGTAACAACCAGCTTAGGGAAAGCCTGCTTCGAATCGCTACCCGACTGAAGAGCTTCCTTGTCCTTCGCATCATCGAAGTACAATTTTAAACCTCCGTTGGTAGCAGCCATCTTAGTCAACTTATGCTGTGGAATTACCACATAATCATTGTGCGTTGCAGCAGCATTTTCTGTAGCAGTATCACTATCGATAGCGCCTGAGTGAAATATAAATGTTTTCATATGTTCTAGCAATTAAAAGATTAAACAGTACCTTGAATAAGAACGTGCTGATTAGCAGATCTTGTTACTAGACAACACTCTGAACGGTAGTGGAACTTAGCGATATCTTGTGTATCGTTAGTGAAACCAAGAACGCCACCACCAGTTACCCAGTGCTCCATCTCACGGTTGTAACCGCCAGCAGCCTTGAAGTTCATTTCTAGAGCAGGAGCTCTTTCACCTGAACGTGGATCTACTACGTTAGCAAGAGGAATCATTACACCAGCACATAGTCTGTTGTGAACATCGTCATTACCAAGAAGTGTTGGATCGTTAAGAAGCTTGAAGCTGTTCTTGTGGAACGTGTATCCGCCACGAGAGAAAGACTTAAACCCAAGGTTTAGAGCCATGTCTCTGTCGTTGTTGAAAGCTCCGAAGCTTGCAGCAACACCTGCAGTAACGTTAGCACCAGCACCAGCACCAGCAACCATATCGTCAAGAAGAAGGTCTTGGCGAGTAGCTGAGTAAACAGCATATTCAGCAGGACATCCGTTCTTATCCATCTCCTTAATTAGAGCATCTAGGTCAGTAAGACCAGCAGAACCGATAAGGTCTGAAGTTACCATACCACGATCTTCTAATGCTGAGAAGTATCCCTCAGTACCGTCGATATCAGTGATACCGTTTGAAGTATCGATGTTAGTTACTTTTTGTCCCATGAGCATAATCATCTCACGCTTATCCATAAAGCGCTGACGAGTATCCATCTCAGACTTGATGTAGTAACGGAAATCTCCACCACCTACGTCGATGTAACCGATGTTAGTAGCTTGTGATCCAGAAACCTCAAAAGACTCCTTTACGATAGCGTAAGGGTTAGTTCTCTTAACAACGTTAGACTCTAGGAAACGATCTGGTTGATCAGAACCTTGAGCAAACATGTTACCGATAATAGGCATCGTGTATGTCTGCTCATCAACTAAAGCTACAGTTGGGGCAGCAGCACCGTCAGCAGCGTTAGCTCCAAGAAGAGGCTTAGTAGTAAAACCTGTTGCAGTAGCAGCAGTAACTAATAAGCGGTCAACACCGTTGATAAGAAGAATATCTCCTACACGACAAATAACTTGAGCAGAAGAAGCATCAGTAAAAGATCCTCCATCAGCAGTAGCAACTCCGTCAAAGATTAATCCTCCAGCAATATCTGTAAGGTTAGTTGCTTGAGCACCTCCATCTTTGTCAACAGCACTAGCAATAGTAGCAGTTTGTGTTTGGTGTAGACGAGCTTCCTCGTAGTACTGAACATTATCAGCAGTACCATTTGACTTGATAGCTCCAGTCATTTTTAAAAATCCAGAAATGCCTTGATTACCGAAAGACTTCGATAACTTAGCACGTACGTCTGGGGCGTTTACTTCATCAATGAAGTCGAACAACGAAGTATACTTCGTTGGATCTGCTAAATTATACAGGTTGTTATTGATGCCTTTAGGGGCAGAGCTAAACGTACCTGTAGATTGTGAAATAGCCATGATTTACAATTTTTGTAGTTATACTTTAAATGTCATGCCAGTGCTACCTCCGAGTGCGTTTAATAATTGTTCATCAAGTTTATTTCTTTGATCTGGTTGTTGATTGATATTTGGTCTGCTTGCGTCAACATTAGCTGCTTGTGCTACAACACCTTTTCTCCCATCGCTTAATCCTTGATTATAGATTGACGATACGATACTATCTATGTTGTCTACAAGAGCCCTGTGTGCATTTAGCTTATCAAAGTTCCAATCTCCAGAATCACTTACGTAATCGTTGAAGTACTCATCAAGCTTTGAGTTTTTTTGTACAAGCTGCTTTCTGTAGTTGTCGTCAATACCAAACTTAAACGTTTCGCTTCCTGGTAAATCAAACTCTAAATAACCAAAGTTATTTGTTCTAGCAGACATGCTATTAACCCAATCCTCGTCGATAGGACTATCCATGTTGCTCGTTTCTAGTGCAGGAGCTTCGTATGAAGATCTTAATTCTGTAATAGATTTACGAGCTTTTTCCGCATCCATTTTAAGCTGAAGCTTAGACAACTTTATTTCGTCTTCACTGTGGTAATCCTGGTCTAGCTTGTACTTGTTTTTAAGTAACAGAGCTACATCATCAGATGTAAGACTAGGGTTTTCAGCGGAAACTTGCAAACGCACTAAGGACATCTCATCCATTTCGGATGGATCTAATGATTGGTATCTATACCACTCCTCTGGTGTTCTACCAGTTTCTACGACGAATTTGTTGATCGCTGCTACACGCTCATCAATTTCTACGGGTTTATAAGAAATAGCTTCAGAAATAGAATCAAAACTATCGAAGTCTTTACCCAGCCTTTCGCTTAGGAATTGAAGAACTTCTTGGTCTACATTTATGTCTTCTGCTTTCGCTTCTTGTTGTACAGGCTGTTCAGCCTGTGGTGCTTCTACCTGTTGAGTTTGTGGCTCTGGGGTAGGTGATGAAACCTCGGCGTCAGGTTGTGCCTGAACCTCGGTTTCTTGTGGCTCCTGCGTAGGAGCTTCTTGCGTAGGTGGCTCATCGCTGATAGCGAAGCCAGCTGACGCCATTGCTTCTTCTAAGTCTTTATTCATATTACATTAAATTTATTTATATACGTTTTAGTACTCTACGTGGAATACTATTCTAAGATCATCTGTTGCAGTAAAGTTTAAAGTACCTACATCTAAACCTGCTACATAGCAAGTGTTTCCTACGCCTGTACTCATATCGCCTTGCAATACAATTCCTAGATCTCCAATATTCATATTACCTACAGCCAAAGTGTTTTCTGCTCTGTGGCCTATCATAAATCTTACTTTAGGGATTTCATTATTCATTGCATCAGCCTCATCAGTAAGCTTGCATAACCCTAAAAATTTATTTTTAACAAAATTAGGTGCAGTAATATCTGCTGCTGCATGGGCTGTTCCTAAATCACCCCCACTATTATCTTTAAAAAACAAAAGATGCATTGAGTCTCCATCAACTGTTGTCGGAGCAACCGTTCCATTTTGATCACCTACGTAAGCAAAGACACTTAAAAGTTTACAATGCTTTGCAGGTAGAGTTATTGCTGTTAAGTTAAAAACAACATCTTTAGCGGTGTGCGCTCCTGCTACTACTGTTGGTTGTATTTCTATTGTTGAAAATCCCATAGTTTCTTAATTATTAAACAGACCAAAATCCGTATTCTACAGATGTCGCCCCTCCGTATGATTCAGCTGTAATAGCTAAAGCGTTATACAGTGGGAAGAAAGCAAACTCTCCAACTC